GGTAGGAAGTACTTATGGCAATTTAGAACGCCAAAAGGCAAAAAACGTAAAGTAAAATCCGAATCTAATTGGAAAGAATACTATGGGTCTTGTCCGGAACTTAAAGAAGACATTGACAAATTGGGCAGAGAAAATTTTAGTAGAACTATCTTATCATTACATAAAACAAAGGGCAAAACAAACTTTGAGGAAACCAGACAATTATTTGTCAACGGAGTCCTCACCGAATCCCTTGACAGCGGAACTCCAAGGTACTACAATAGCAACATCCTCAACAGGTACTTCCGAAAAGATTACTATGGCAATAACGACTGAAGACATTGTTGGGCATATTCGAGAATGGTCTCTTGATCGTGCTGCAAATATGGATATTCATAAAGAAGATGCTAGAGCAATTCTTGCAGAATTTTATGAATGGATTGAACCTGAAGGCGATGAATTGGAAATTGTCTCTCTAGAACCCGAAGATTGACAAATTCTAAATAAAAACTTATAATGTTAAGATTCACAACACAGTGAATCTTTTTTATTATGAGACTTTGATTTTGATTTAGAGCCGTGGAAAGTGCCCTTTGAGAAAAGGGTGTACCCCCTTTCTATACGGATGTAGAGTTCTGTAAAATTTAATGCTTTTTAAAACACTTTCAATTCTTGCCATTGCCACTGTAGGACTAGCACCCCCACAAGCAAAGGCAGCGAGCGGATGTTCCCTCGCATCACATTATGGTATTGGTGATGGATATCACGGGCAGACAACTGCCAATGGCGAACGATACAATGCATATGGCAATTCAGTAGCACATAAATGGCTTCCCTTTGGAACTAGGTTGCGTGTAACCAATCAATCTAATGGGAGATCGGTGATTGTGCGTGTTAATGATCGCGGTCCTTATATCGCGGGTAGAGACCTTGACTTGTCTTACGGTGCATTCTCTACTATTGCTTCACCCAGTCAAGGTGTTGCTAGGATTTGTTACTCGCGGGTATAATGATCTAAAAATTTAATAATAAATAGAGGAGAGCGGTTGCTACTCCTCTTTTTTTATGTTCAATTTTAACTTCGGAAAGAAGAAACCAGATAAGAAGCAAATAATCCTTATAAGCGTCATACTCAGTGGTATCGTAGCAACCCTCTCCCAATGCACAGGAGCGCCCCAGGAGCGCCTCTGGGACCTCTTAGACGAGGTACAGAGGGTTCTGTTCCCAGGCACCGTAATCAACGACGTGCTGCTCCAGGACCCCGCTGTGGTGGGGAGGAGAGTTGAAAGGGATGTTGATAAAGCCATTCGTGACTATGAACGCTTGACAGGGGGTTCGAACAACAGTAGAATACCTTTGTCCCGGTTGATAGAGACACCTATAGAAGCTTCTAAGTGTTATACTGAAGAGTGTAAAAAACTTGGAGGAGAAATGAGACTCTGTTCACCATGGCTTGACACCTGTAAAAAAGAATGATATATTAATATTCTTATGGAGGATTGGTAGAGTTAGGTTTAATGCAGGGGATTGCTAATCCCCCGATGTGCTCAAAGTACATCCGTTGGTTCAAATCCAACATCCTCCGTGTGGGAGATTAGCTCAGTGGTAGAGCAATGTGCTGATAACGCAGAGGTCGGTGGTTCAAATCCACCATTTCCCACTTGACAATCAAATCTATATCTGGTATGATTGTCTTATGACTCAGTAGCTCAGTTGGATAGAGCATCTGCCTTCTAAGCAGTTGGTCGGGGGTTCAAGTCCCTCCTGAGTCGTTGAAGATTTATTCTTCATACATAAAAACGATAGGGGGTAAGTCACTGTTATATCCTTATGAGGTATATTACGCTTACTCCATCAAGTCGATGTGGCGGAATTGGTAGACGCGCTGGGTTTAGGTTCCAGTAGATTAATCTGTGGAGGTTCAAGTCCTCTCATCGACACTTGACAATCAAACCTAAATGGTTTACAATTGTCATATATCAAGAGGTATGATGTAATAAATATTTACATCATACCCAAAAATAATGCCTTACAAGAATAAGGAAGATTATAAAAACTGGGAAAAAAGATATCGTAATGGATATCGTCAAAAACCAGAAGTAAAACAAAAACTGTCTGAACAGTCTAAGTTACGTAGAGAACGAAATAAAAATTTTGTTCTTGAAAAAATGACTCCTTGTATTGTATGTGGCGAGAGTGACCCCGTTGTTATTGATTTTCACCATCTCGATGAGAGTCAAAAAGATAGGGGTATATCTCAAATGATGCAAAGTAATTATTCTTTGCAAAAAATTCAAGAAGAACTTGACAAATGTGTTTGTTTATGTTCTAATTGTCATAGAAGAGTTCACGCAGGAACTCTTGCTTTGCGGGTGTAGTTTAGAGGTAAAATATCTGCCTTCCAAGCAGAGGTCACGAGTTCGATTCTCGTCACCCGCTTTCCTCTGGTAGTCTATTGGTAAGGACAGGCAGACAATGCACTTGGAAACTGGGTTCGATTCCCAGACAGAGGTACACCTATTCTTTTTCTTATGGAACTTGAAGTCAATTCTGTTAATATCGCAAGATTTCTAAGCGAATTAGAAGGATGCTACATCTTCACCAAATATATGGGTTTTGAAGATGATATGAATACAATTGACGAAATGAAGAAAAGGTACTATAAACTTTACTTCAAACTTCATAAAGAAGAGAAAAGTAATCCCCTGTAGCGCAGCGGTAGCGCAGTTGACTGTTAATCAATTGGTCCCTGGTTCGAATCCAGGTGGGGGAGTTGAAGGACTTTGGTTCTTTCATAAGAGTCGGGACCATCATATCCGACTCACTATGGGCGATTAGCGCAGCGGTAGCGCACCTCCTTTACACGGAGATGGTCACTGGTTCGAATCCAGTATCGCCCATTTGCATAAATACTTTCAAAAAAAGTATAATGGAAAGACTGTATAAAATACTATCAGATACTCAAGCAAGTCTTTTTGTTCTTTTTCAAAAGACTTGGGTTTATCATTGGCATATTACTGGACCTGATTTTTATCAAGTCCATACCCTATTTGGGGAACAGTATACTGCTCTTTTTGAAGAGGTAGATAGAATTTCTGAGCATATTCGATTCTTAGGCGCAAAACCTATCAGTGCTCTTTCTAGAGTTTCTGAAGTTTCCAGAATTGCAGAAGCAAAGAGTGGTCTTTCTGAAATGCAAATGATTCAGGATCTTCTTGACGATCATAAAACTCTTATAGATATGTTTGGTGAAGCAGCAGAAATTGCTGAAGAACTTAAGTCAAGAGGGACAACAAATCTACTTGATGATTTAAACGAAGCACACGGTAAGTTTGTTTGGTTTTTAAGATCATTTACAGAATAAGGATAAGACCAATGATTTCAATAAGATGCAAAGATTGCAATAAGGAAATATCAGAACAGCAATCAAAAACAGTTACTTGCGGTTGTCCTAATATGGCAACAATTCGCGGAGATAAAGTTTCAGCAGTTGACTTATCTCGTATTGTTATGTTAAACTCTTTAAAAGAAAATTCAAAAACAAACGTGTTGACTTCTCAAGATATTGCTTGGCAAGAAGCACGTAGACAACGTAAAGTTCGTCGTTTGGATTTTGAGGTTCGCTGAACCTCTAATACTGGAAGATTGGCCGAGTGGTTGATGGCGATAGTCTTGAAAACTATTAACGTTAATAGCGTTCCAGGGTTCGAATCCCTGATCTTCCTTTAAGAACAGTTACAAATTTAACATTTTCTTCAACAGTGTTACGATATGAACACAAAAAGTTGACGTTGAAACACCTGTGATTAGTATATAATAGTATCACGGGATAAACCTATGGATCAGCACACCTATGAAAACTGGGTGAAGATCAAGGCAACATTTGAAGCCTCTGGTAACACTGACAATATGTTCTACAAAAGAGCAGTTGAAATTGTAAAAACCCGAAGAGATCCCCTTGCAAAATTTCTTGGCGATGAAAAATGATGCATGAACAAGAAGAATTTATCACACGTTCTGAAGTTCAGGAGATGATCGATGCTGCTATCAGAAGACACAACCGTAATGCTTCTATCATTAGTATGTGCGTCGGTTGGGTGGTTCTTGCTTTATTTGCTGAGGGACTGTTGAGATTAGTTGGAGTAATTCCCCCATTACTTCCATTTCTTAAGATTACACTAAACTAAGTCTTATGAGCAAAACACTTTTAACTTTAACGCTTATCTACGGTTCAATCATATCAATTTGGATCGTCTGGGGACTTAATCACGCATATCCAGGAGTTTTATGAAAGTAGGATTAATCGGACTAGGAAGAATGGGCGAAGGTATGTCTCGCCGTATGATGAAGGAAGGTATAGAAGTCTGGGGTTATCGTAGAAATTATGACAAAGCACAGGAAGCTTTTGAGAAAGGATTTGTTAATGGAATTACAACTGACATTGAAAACCTTGTTAAAGTAGTTAAGCATAAAAACAATGGCGGAACTCAACCAGGAATCTTTCAGATGGTTGTTCCAGCAGAGACTGTAGAGGAGACAATAAATGAGTTACTACGATATTGTAGTGAAGGAGATATTATTATTGATCATGGCAATAGCAATTTTAAAGACAGTCGGAAAAGAGCAGAACGTCTGGCAAAAATGGGTATCCAATATATTGATTGTGGTACTAGCGGCGGTGTTTATGGTTTGGATCGTGGATACTGTCTTATGGTTGGTGGCGGAAATACTGCGGTCGCCACTTGTGCGCGCATTTTTGATGCCCTTGCCCCAGGAATCAATGCTGCCCCAAGGACTCAATTTGACTCGGACGTAACCTCTGCTGAGTTTGGTTGGTTACATTGTGGTGGTCCAGGTGCAGGACACTTCGTAAAGATGGTTCATAATGGTATTGAGTATGGCATTATGCAGGCATATGCCGAAGGATTTAATATTTTAAAGAACGCCAATAATGGAGCACAGTATGTCAAAGAAGGAGATGCTGAGGTTGCTCCAATGGCAGATCCTGAAAGTTACTGCTATGATATTGATGTTGCTGAAGTTGCTGAGTTATGGCGTCGCGGTAGCGTGGTTGGCAGTTGGTTACTCGATCTTACTGCTGATGTGCTACGCAGGGATGGTAGCCTTAAACAGTTCTCTGGAGGCGTATCCGATAGCGGTGAGGGTCGTTGGACTGTTTCTGCCGCTGTGGACCTGGGGGTTCCCGCTCCTGTTATTACTACGGCACTATTTGAAAGATTTAATTCACGTAACCTCGGATCATTTGGGGCAAAAATTTTGAACGGAATGCGTTATATGTTTGGTGGTCATCATGTTAGGTAAAGCACTTCTATTTGCTGCTATTCCATTTGTATTATCTACACTCTATTTTGGAACAAGAGGGGGATACTATGACTCCAAAGACTATAAGGGAAATGGAACCGCACATTAAACAGAAATATTGGTTTGCAATGTCTGCATTTTCTAGGATGCTTGGAGTAAAGACTGCTGCTAATGATATACATATTAAACAGTTCTGTATTGAATGGTCACACTGGGATGTTCACGCTCCTTTACAGGGGCTTGACGAAACCGACCAATACCTGTATTATGAATACAAGAACTGGAGGGGAAGATGATTTTTCATCTTGTTGAAACATTAGCAGCAAGTCCTTTCTTTCTTTTTTTATGTGGATGTGGGTTGACAATTGTGCCATTTGCTGGTATTATGTTTATACATTCAAAGAAAGAACTCCCATAAATATTTGGGAACACATAAAGTATTCCCAAATGGAAACAAGAGTTTGTAGAATGTGTAATTCTGAAAAGTCTCTTGACGAATTTGCAAATGCTGGTATAATAAAAGGAGTTGAGTACAAAAGACATTTATGTATTCCTTGTTATTCAATATCCAAAAAACCAAGAAGGCAACGCATTAAAGAGGAATATATAGAGTGGAAAAAAACACTTAAGTGTTCTAAATGCGGAAATAATGATCATAGAGTTTTGGAATTTCACCATAGGGATCCTACACAAAAAGAATACATGATTGCTAATATGATCGATCGTGGGTATGGTGTAGAAAAAATGGAAAAAGAAATTTTAAAATGTGATGTGTTATGTGCTAATTGTCATAGAATTACTCATTACGAATTAAGAAACGGGGTGTAAGTCAGCGGTAGACGGCTTGCTTTGGGAGCAAGAAGACAGAGGTTCGATCCCTCTCACCCCGATCATAAAATTTACTTTATGAAAATGTATCCAGAACTTTCAGATCTCCAAAAATTTACAGTTCAAGAGTTTCAAGAAGATTTTGATAATCTAATACAAAGAGTTGAAAATGGCGAATCATTTATTATTACTGATGGGGGAAGAAACGCAGTGATAGTTCCATACAACGAAACAATAAAGTTTGCAGTAGAATCTAATGTGGATGACGATGTGATACGAATACACACTGACCACGAAGAAGGAAGTTGACAAAGAGTTTCAGGTCCTCTATAATAGACCTGTCTATACGGGAGTATAGCTTAATGGTTAGAGCGGGCTCCTTATAAGGGCTTAGTCTGGGTTCAACTCCCAGTATTCCCATTGGGTTGTTTGCGCTGGAGCTGATAATCCAGAATGCCGCAACCCATCTGCTCCTTTAGCAATCTGGTGAATGCAGCGAACTCATAATTCGCCTGAGGCGTGTTCGATCCACGCAAGGAGCATGGGGCAGATTGGCAACTGTCCGTCTTGACTTCTCTAAGTCAACCCTTTATAATACTAAGGTCAACAATCAAAACAATGACTCTTAATTCAAAATTCAAGAAAGACATCCAAACTCTTCGCGGTGCAGCAAACGGTGAATTTTATCTTGATGTAAAAAATCCAAAACTTTATAAGAAAGTTCGTCGGTACTATGAAAGTGAGGGTGTAGTATTTTCTGGTGATCCTTTGGATGATTATGAAATGCTTATGGAATATGTGTATAGTGATCTTGAATCTGTTGAGGTTGCATGAAACCCAAAGTTCTTCTTGAACGTGAAGGATATCGCTTTGTTGAAGTAGGTATTCTAGAAATAAACGGTAAACCTGATTACCGTATGCAAAAACAAAACGAATATACAAAACGTTGGAATGACATTTATCTTTTTGATAATGTTTTACAGTGTTCTACTGCAATGGAGGATATTGAGTATGCGAAATGGTTAGATCCAGATCGAGTTCCTTGTTATGTGAAAGACGATGATGAGTAAATAGTCACGGATGGACTTAAACAGCACTGGTCGGGAGCAAAACCCCTTATGTCAAAATCTGATCTACTTCGTTGGATTGGAAACATTCTTCTCATAATTGGTTATCAGACTATGTTATGGGGAGAATTTAAATATGGTTTAATGATAAAAGTTATTGGGGGATTACTCACAGTACCTTTTGCTATTAAACTTAAACTTTGGGATGTACTATTTTTATGTGCATTCTTTGGTATTACCGAGATATCAAAGTTAACCCAACTTTTCTTAGTTTCTCAAAACTAAGTGGTGG